CAAGTTCGGGTTTAATGCTTGGTAAAGCTTTATTCATTATGTTTAATGTTTTACTGCCCGCTTCAAGCATACCATGACCTTCTCCAAATCTTTCACCTAGTTTGTCTATTGTGATACCTTTTACGTCCAACTCTTTCATTGAACCTCTATCAAGAGCAAACTGAGGATTGTCTGTATTTGTTCCAACTAATTTTAAACTCACATTAACACCATCAATTTTTAATGAAGCTGCATCTTGTTGAACAACTCCATAAGCTTTGTTAAAAAATTTTATTAAATCTTTACCATTTTTTACACTAGGTAAATCAAACGGGTGTGCCATATGACCACCAGCTCCCCCTTCAATTAAAAAATGCGTTTTAAAATTAAACATTGTTAAAAAAATTTTTGTTTATAAAAAGTTCTGCACCAGAGGCGTACACTTCATAACCTGTAAACCAATTTGGGTAAAATACATTATTAAGCAAATTTTTACTTACATACATCCATTCCATATTACCGTCTTCATTACAATTGACTATATAACCATTAGCACCTGGTTTATCTATAAGTTTAGTTCTTGCATAGTTCCATAATAATTGTTTAGCATTATCTTCAGCAAATTTTACACTATCATCTGAATAAGGTATACCATTATAATTATAAACTGTTTCAATATTATTTTTTAAATACTGAAAAACACTAAACTGTTGTAAAGCAGGTTCCTCTTTAATAATTTTGTATAATTTACCTATTTTTTGAAATGATGTATTTAAAGCGTCATATTTAAAATTTGCAGCATCTGTAGTTAGACCTTCTTTTTTTGCTGTTTTTATATCTGATTCTGATAAAGATATTTTACTTAAAAGAACATTCAAACCTAAAACAGTATTTAAAACAACATTATTTTTATAACCTGTTTCTTTACCTCCTGCTTGCTTATACCTACCTATTTTTATATCTCTATCTCTTAAAGGATATGCTTTTACTTCAATACCTGTATCTCCAATCATCATATCAGCGCTACCAGTAATTGAATATCTTGCATCTTTAATACTCGTATAAGTAGGATTCTTTTTTAAAAACCAATATATTGCTAACTCTCCGTTACCTGAACCTTTACTTGCACCTTCAGATTCCCCAACTTTAGGTGGTGATAAAAAATATAATTCTTTCCAAATTGGTAAATCATTTTTATGTATTTGTTTACTTCCTATAGCGATAGGAGTTATACTATTTAATTTATTTTCATCATGCACACCGCCCGTTATAATTTCGTCATAACTCATTTGTGGGGGTTTTGGTTTTTTAATTTTTTTAGAAGCATTTGTCACGACAGGGGGTATTAAATCTTTATTTTCATTAATAAATCCAATTACCCTTTCAATATAAACTTTATCTAACGATTTATACATTATTGGGCAGTATTAATATCTGTATCAACCGAATATGTTTTCATTATTGCAATAAGTTGATTAATAATTTCACTTGCATTTTGTTCGTCAATGTTAGGTAATTGTGAGACTTTATATCTATCTTCATCACTTAATTTTAAAGTTAAAGCTTTTTTAAGTAAAGTACCCATAGTAGCTATACCCGCTGGTTCGTCTACACCAGGGTGTTCAGGTTCAGGAGCTGGTGGAGATGAAGGACCATCAGGTGGTGGGGCCATATTAGGTGGAGGGGTATCCATTTCATTAACTAACTGCTTTTCAAACTTTTCTATAATTTGTAAAAATTTCATATTTTATTTGATATATCAGATATACGTTTAGATATTTTACCTAACATAGCTCCGTAAACTTGATCCATTTTTTTCTGTGGATCTCTATTAAAAAACATGCCACCTTTTGCTGATGTAGATAATTTTTTAGCCATATTAATAGCACCTATAGTCTTTTGATCCAATCCCATTGCAGCTTCATCAGATGTTGGTTGTTGTGTTTGTTGATCGTCTTCTTCCTGTGATTCTTTAGTAGAATCATATATTACCTTTTCTTTCAAAAGTTGTTTAATAACGCTATTAGCTTTATCTGTGAATGCATCCATGTTATTATTTATTAAAACATGATCTGTTTAGTTTTGAATCGATTTAAGTAATCATTACTGAGAAACGTTAATTCATTACGTTTTGCAAATAGTTTAATCTTTTCAAATGTAAAGTTTTTATTACCTACAGTTTTAACTTTTTGCATACTTGCATCAATAATAGAAGTTGTTGGTGTATTAGCAGTAATGTAAACAACTCTAATAGGTAACATATTTTCTAATTTGGATACTAATTTAACTAAAAAATTTATTATTTCTAAACTATCATAAAATTTACATATTTCAGTTTGTTTATTAAATTCACTATCACTTAATAATAATACAGGCTTACTATTAGTTGACTTATTTAAAATAGTTTCAGTTATTGTATAAATTACATGATGATAAAATAATTTTTTAATATCCTTCTGTATTAACGGTTTATCTAAAAGTTTATATGTTTTTAAATCTTTTAATATTTTTAAACTTATTTGACTAGAAAATAAATCATTTAAATTAATTAATGTTATATTCTTATCAGGTAACTCAATAATAGTCATAAACTAGTTTATTGTTGTTCCAATAATAGTTTAGGCGCTCTACCAATACGGCAGTTTATAATACCATTATAAAATCCCGGTTTTAATAACACATCATTATCAAATTGTAATTTGGCTTCAAAATATGCTAATTCAAATTTACTTTGACAAAACCTTATAATTTCAAATATAAATTTTTCTTTACCTAATTTAACTATATCTTCATTAACATCATTAGAAGATGAAGTATATGTTTTCCAATCCGTCTCTATGTCAAAGTGTCTTTTGTTTTTTCTTCCTTTAAGCGGTTTAAGTTTTTTAACGCTTTTAATCTGTTTTTTACCAATGTATCTCTTACCTGTGACTGTATTAGTGATAATATAAATAAAACCGTAAGGCAGATTAGCGGTATCATATTTTAAAGTTGTTTGCCAGTGGCCTAGTTCCATTATTTCTTTTTGCCAGATTTACCTTTTTTAGGAAATCTGTTTTGTATACTTAAGTTACGCCTGGCTATCTTTCCACCAAATATTGATTTTGGTATTCTATAATCACCAGTCGCATAGGTGTCAGTACCAGTAGTACCGGTTGCGGTACCATTGGTGTACATCGATGGGCTATTACCGAGTGCTCCACCTGTACCTGCAGTATTAGGTGTTGTAGCTACATAATTTGGTCCATCTTCGTTTAATACCTTTTTAAAAAATTTAGAATACATGGTTGACTTAGTTATAATAGTATTTATAATTGTTTGATGGAGATAGTAGAAAAGTACATAAAAGAAATTGAAGAAGATTTAAAGATTGATGAATTCAATATTAAAGAATCATCTCTAAAAACTCCTGGTCGTAAGCATTTTTGGGTTAGCAGACTTATAAATCATAAACGTAATCTTTATTTTTTAGAACAAGAATTAGAAAATACATCTAAAAAATTAGTTAATGAAACTAAAGAAAAATCTCCAGTAGCAATATCTTCCGTTACTTTACAAAATGCAGTAGCAGAAAGTGATATAATAAAGGAATTAATATTAAAAATAAAAGAAGAAAAATTTATAATAGAGTTGTTAGAAAAAACAGAAAAAACGTTTTCATCGCTTACATATGATATAAAGAATATAGTAGAAATAATGAAACTTGAACAAATGTAATGATAACGTTTGAATATTTTCCTAATAAAAAACAATGTAGAATCATCTCAGATAAGTTTGATGAAATAAGAGAACATTTTAGCGTTAAAAACGACAATGCATTTTTTATGAGAAAATTTAGAGGAGGTTTTGCTCCCTCTAGAATTTATTGTATTACACCAACAGGTTTGTTTGAACCGGGATTATTTTATGATATATTAAGGTATATAAAAAATGTATACCCTAATGAAGAAATAAAAAGTGATGATACTTTAAAAAATGTAGTTAAACCTACTTTTCAAAACCTAGATGTATGGGATAATTTAAATTTAAAATTAAGAGATTATCAGCAAGATATTGTAAAACAATCTTTATCTTTTGGTAGAGGAATAATAAAAGTGGGTACTGGAGGAGGTAAGACTTTAATAACTGCTTCAATTTTATCATCAATTTATAAAAATAATTTAAGAGATAAAATGTCTTGCTTATTGATAGTTCCAGATTTAACTTTAGTGGATCAAACTTATAATGATTTTCTTAATTATGGGGTTCCTTTTTCAATTACTAAGTGGACAGGTTCTCATGAACCTAAATTTGAAAGTTCCGTTATAATTGCAAATATGGGAATATTACAAAGTAGATTTGATGAACAAAAATGGCTTTCAAATGTAGATATATTAATTATTGACGAGTGTCATAAGCTCAAAAAAGGTAATAAAATAGGAAAAATTATTAGTTCCATAAAGACTTTCCATAAATTTGGCCTTACTGGAACCCTTCCCGACACAAAAATTGATGAGTGGAACATTGTAGGAAAAATAGGAAATGTATTTTATGAAAAGAATTCCTATGAATTACGCACAGAAAGTTACCTTACAAATGCTGAAATAAAAGTTATAAACATTAGTTATAAGGATAAAGTACATTATAAACCCGATCAAAACAAATACAAAAGTGAATTAGATTTTATATACCATAATAAGTTCCGTAATAATATTATAAAACAGGTATGTGAAAAGTTTAAAAATAATGTACTCATTATGGTAAATCATATTGCTCACGGGGAAGCTTTGTATACGTACATAAGTACCCATTTACCTGATCGTAAAGTGTACTTTATACGTGGTGAAGTTGATGTGGAAGAACGTACACGTGTTATAAAAGAAATGGAAACGTTAGATAACGTTGTATGTATTGCAATTAGTGCTATATTTTCAACAGGAGTTAACATAAAAAACTTACATATGATAGTTTTTGCTTCAGGTGGTAAAAGTTTTATACGTATTATACAGTCTATAGGTAGAGGCTTACGTTTAAATCCAAATAAAGATAAATTATCTATAATAGATCTAGTAGATAAATTAAAATATAGCACTGAACACGCTACAAGACGTCAAGAAATATATACTTTAGAAAAAATACAATATAATACTTGGGATATAGTTGAAAATTAACAACTATAATATATTATTTAGGTATGGCTAAACGAGGTCCTAAACCTAAGAAAACTGAATATTATATTGACCCAGCTGTTTTTAAGCAACAACTTATAGAATACTATAAGGATAGTAAAACTAATGAAAGTGTTATAGCTGAGTCAGTTAATAAAATAGCTCAAGGACTTAGTTATTCATCTAATTTTATTAATTACACATATAAAGATGAAATGATAGGAGATGCTATTGTAAAAATGTTTACAGCAGTTAAAAATAAAAAGTTTAACGTAGAATCAGAGCATAATCCATTCTCTTACTTTACTACAATAGCTTTTCATGCATTTATTAATCGGATAAAGAAAGAAAAAAAGCATACTGAAGCGTTAAATGAATATAGAAGCAGGTTTTATGAACAGGAGTTAATGGAAAGCTCTGATGCTAATATTTACGTTAAACCGGAACATGATAATAATGACGGTTACAGTAATAATGAATAATAGAATAGCAATTTTTACAGATATACATTTAGGAGTACATCAAAATTCAAATTTTTGGTTAGATATTTCTTTAGATTGGGTAGATTGGTTCAAAAAAGATATTAATTCCAAAGGTATTACAGATATTGTATTTTGTGGAGATTTTTTCCACTACAGAGACGAAGTTAGTTTGGTTACATTAGATGCGGGTAATAAAATTTTAGATAAATTAAAGGAGTTTAATATCTTTATGATAACTGGTAATCATGACTGTTATTATAAAGAAACTTCTGAAGTTAATAGTTTATCTATTTTTAAAGGTAGAGATAATATTACGGTATATGATTCTATATATTCTAAATTTGTTGGTGAAAAGAGGTTAACTTTTTGTCCTTGGGGCACCAAAATTAATCAGATTTGCAATTCAGATATATTATTTGGTCATTTTGAATTACAAAATTTTAAAATGAATGCTTTTAAAGTTTGTGATCATGGAGATAGTCCGGAAGAGCTAACTAAAAAAGCTCCACTTATATTTTCAGGACATTTTCATTTAAGAGATGAAAAGAAATTTAATAATAGCACTATAGTTTATGTAGGTAATCCTTTTGAAATGGATTTTGGTGATGCTTATCAGCGTAAAGGTTATTATACTTTAGATATAAAAGTGGGTAAGTATGAATTTGTAGAAAATGCTACTACCCCTAAACATATAAAAGTATATCTTTCAAAGTTAATAAAGCTAACTGACGTAGATACAAATTTTAAGTCTTTTGTACCAAATAATATTATTAAATTGGTTATAGATAAAAATATTAGCTCTAATCATTTGGATGTATTAATAGCTAAAATGTCAACTTACAAACCAAATGATTTGCACGTAGATTATGATGTTAATTACAACAAAATTAAATTAAGTGATGATACAGCTATAGATTTATCCGGAGTAGATATTATTAAAGCTATTGAAGACTTTGTAGCAATGTTGGAAATAAACAATAAAAAAGAAGTTGTAGATTATACTATTAGTCTATATAATAAATCTAAACTATGAAGTATGTTACATTTCAACGCCTTAAGATAAGAAATTTTTTATCAGTAGGTGAGGATGAGGTTATTGTCGATTTTAAGAAAGGTTTACATATAATAACTGGTATTAATAGAGACAAAGAAGATCGCCGTAACGGTGTAGGTAAATCTACTATAGCTGATGCGTTGTATTTTGCAATATTTGGCTCTACTATAAGAGAGATAAAAAAAGAATTTATAGCTAACAATTTAACTGGTGGTATGTGTGAAGTAGAGCTAACTTTTAACGTTAACTCACCAAGAGGTAATAATAATTTTAAAATAATACGTAGTTTAAATCCTTCTAAGTTATTTATCTATAAAGATAATGTAGATAGAACTAGAGATAGTATTGTTAACACTACAGAATATATTGAAGCAGTTTTAACATCATCAGAAGAAGTATTTCATAATTGTGTTATAATGACCATAAACAATACACTACCGTTTATGGCTAAAACAAAAGTTGAAAAGCGTAAATTTATTGAGCAAATATTTAATTTACAAATATTTTCAGATATGCTGCAAAATTTACGGGATGATATTAATGCAGTTAATAAAAATTTTGATATTGAAACAACAAAGTATAATGAAATAGAAAAATCTATTCTGACTTACGAAAATCAAAAACAATTAAGGGTTAAAGAACGTGAAGATAAAATTAATAGTATTAATAATAAAATAGAGTTTAATAATAAAGAAGTTAATAAACTTAATACTGAATTAAGTAAGTCTGAAAATATAGATTTAACTATAAAAGAAGAAGAAATTAAAACTCTTAGTAAGGGATATGATGCTGTTGAAAAATTAATACAAAATCAAATTGTAGAAGTAACTGAAATTAATAGTATTATAAAACAAACTAACGATAAATTATCTAAAGTAGGTACTAATAACGATGTATGTCCAACTTGTTTAAGACCTATTGAATTACATGATAGAAAGCATTTTGAAGATGAGAAGAAAAAACTAATTGCTTTGTCTACTGAAAAAACGGCTAGTTTAGATAAATGTAAAGCTAACGTTAACATATCAAATGAGAAAAAATTAAAAATTAAAGCTTTCATATCTAAAACTAATGATGAATTAAACACATTAAAGGTTAAAATTGAAAACAGAAAAATGCTAAGTAAACGTATTAGTGATTTAACCGACCTAAACAATCAGTTAAAAGAGAGTATTGATCATATTAATGAACATAATGATTCATTTAATGATGTTATATTACAAACGAAAGAACGATTTGATTTAGTTAAGCAAGAAATTGATAATATTAAAAAAATTATTAACTTATTAGATGTAGTTAAATTTGTGGTAAGTGAGGAAGGTGTTAAATCATATATAGTTAAAAAGATACTACAGAATTTTAATAGTAAATTAGCGTTCTACCTTAAAAAACTTGACAGTAACAGTATTTGTATTTTTAATGAATACTTTGAAGAAGAAATATTAAATGAAAAAGGTAAAATGTGTGCTTATAATAATTTTTCTGGCGCTGAACGTAAAGCAATTGATTTAGCATGTTTATTTTCATTTATGGATATGAGGAAAGCTCAAGGTAATGTGCATTATAATATAAGCATTTATGATGAATTATTAGATAGCAGTTTAGATGAAAAAGGAGTAGATTTAGTACTTGAAATTTTAAAAGAACGTAGTGAAAAATTTAATGAGTGTATCTTTATTATAAGTCATAGAAAAGAAAGCATTAAATCTGCAACTGGTGAGGTTATATTTTTAGAAAAGCATAACGGTATAACTAGGCGGGTAAATTTTGTTGAATAATAGCTAGTACTTTATAAATTATACTATGATTGGGAATACTAATATACCTTTTGCTAATAAATCTGCCTTACCGTTTCAATCTAACCCACCACCATTATTTGGCGGTTTAAATACACAAGTACCATCACCAGGCGCAGAGAGACCAAAAGAATTAGATTTACCAAGATTTTTAAATTATTATGCTGACTATAGTGGATGCGGTCATTGGCGTATGATATGGCCAGAAAATGTTTTAAATGCTCATTCTAAAGCAGTAGTGCATGGTAGCACAGTAATGAATTTAGACCCGCGTTATTATGTAATGACCAAAGCAGTTAGAATTCAAAGACAAGCAACAAAACAACAATTAGAATTTGTAAAACATTTAAAGGAAATATCAAAACAAAATGGTATGAGGTTAATTTATGAAATTGACGATATTTGTTTTAAGGAAGATATTCCAGATTATAACAAATACAAACCAGCTTTTGATAATCCTGAAATAAGAGAGTCGGCACAAGCTATTATGTCTTTATGCGATGAAATTACAGTAACATGTCCTTTCATGAAGGATTATTACCGCGGTAAAACAGGTAATAGAAATGTTACAGTTATACCTAATTTTATGCCAAAATTCTGGATTGGTAATCATTATGATTTAACCAAAAACATGAATAATTTGGATAAGTACAAGAAAAAGCCACGTATTCTATATGCAGGTTCCGGAGCTCATTTTGATGTTGATAATAGAGTTAAACAAAAAGATGACTTCTTCCATGTTAATGATGTTATAAGACGCACTATAGATAAGTATCAATGGGTGTTTATGGGAGCGTTTCCAATGTCTATTTTAGATTTAGTAAAGTCTGGTAAAGTAGAATTCCACCAATGGAAACGTTTATTTGAGTATGGAGATTGTATTGATAGTTTAAATGTCAATATGATGGTTGCACCTTTGCAGGATAACATTTTTAATAGATCAAAGAGTGATTTAAAGTATATTGAAGCAAGTGCATTTGGCTTACCAATTGCTTGTCAAGATTTATGCACGTATGAAAATGCGCCTATTAAGTTTGAAACAGGTGAAGAGATGATTGACCGTATTGACGAAACGCTAAAAGACGTAGATAAGTACCGCTCAATTTGTAAAAAAGGTAGACAGTACGCTGAAACACGTTGGTTGGAAACTGATCAAAATATTGATTGCTATATGGAAATGTACGGTACACCATATGGCAACCCATCACGTAAAAACCTTGCCAGATATAACAAAGATTAAATTTGATTTAATGGGAATAGTGTTATAATAGTCTAGTGAGCTATCGTAACATATATTATAATAGTAAAGAACGTTGCGTTACTTTATTTACCTGGGATAAAGATGGAAAACGTATCAAAGTAGATGTTTCTGTAGACCCGTACCTTTACGTTGAAGGTGCGGGGAGTGATGAATCAATATATGGAACTAAGCTTAATAAAAAGTCTTTTAGAACTCAATACGATAGATTCAAATACTTAAAAGATACGAATGTAAAGAGAGTATTTGATAATTTTCCTATAGTCCAGCAGTACTTAATTGATACTTTTTGGAAGGAAAATGAAAAGTTAGAATTTGCTCAGCATCCAATTAAAGTAATGTTTGTAGATATTGAGGTTTATGCCCCGGATGACTTTCCACATGCAAATGAAGCTAAGGCTCCAGTAAATGTTATTACTGTGTATGACACGTTGAATAAAAAGTTTGTAACATGGGGTATAAAAGATTATAGTACTAATGAGCCTGATGTAAAATATGTTAAATGCACCAGTGAAAAGGATATATTTGTTAAATTTATTGAATATTTTGAAAGTGATTACCCAGACATTTTAACGGGCTGGAACTCAGAATTCTTTGACATACCATACATAATAAATCGTTGCACTAAAATAGCTGGTGAAGAGTATACTAAACGTTTATCACCGTCAAATAACGTATACAGTAGAGCTATAAAAGGTCAGTTTGGTCAAGAACAAATACGTTGGTATATAGAGGGAATTTCTCTTATAGATTATTTGGATGTTTATAAACGTTTTAGCGCGGGTGAACGTGAAAGCTATAAATTAGCATCAATTGCTGAGGCAGAACTAGGAGAGGGTAAAGTTGACTTTGGTACAATGAACTTGGCAACTTTAGCAGATACAGATTGGAAGACGTTTATTGATTATAATATTCAAGACGTTAGACTTCTTGTTAAATTAGAAGAAAAACTTAAGTATTCTGAACTCATTCGTATGTTAGCTTACGTAGGGTTAACTACATTTGAAGGTGCAATGGGCTCGTTATCAGTTATTAATGGTGCAACTGCAGTAAGGGCAAGATACCGCAATCAGCGCATACCTTCTTTTATTAGAGACGAAGATGATGGTAGTAAAAACCCAGGTGCTTATGTAGGGGCTCCGTTGAATGGTTTTCAGGAATGTGTTATATCATTTGACGCTAATTCTCTATATCCAAATGTGATGATTAGCTTGAATATATCACCGGAGACTAAGGTAGGTGTTATAGAAAATAAAACAGATACAGAGGTAACTATAAGACATGTAAGTGGTAAAACTTATTCATTACCAATAGCTAAATTTGCATCATTTATTGAGACTGAACAGATAGCAATTAGTAAAGCTAATGTAATGTTTTCACAGAAAAAGAAAGGTGTAATGCCTGAAATTTTAGATTTTTATTATAATAAAAGACAAGCAATAAGAAAAGATATTAAGAAGCTTAAAAAGCAATATTCGGAGCTTGAAAATAAAGAAACTAAAGATGCAAAGCAGCTAAAGATGACTATTGATCAATTAGATGCAAAGCAATTATGTATAAAAGTTTTTATTAATTCAATTTATGGTTACTTCGGCAATAAAAACGCGCCTTTTGGCGATGATGACGTGGCTTCTTCAATTACCCTTACCGGTCAGTCCGTTATTAAGCATTCAAATGAACTCCTTAAGTCATTTATTAAAAACGAGATCAGTACAATTGATGATGAATCTCTTAATAAATGTATCATTTACAATGACACGGATTCTTCTTATGTTTCTATAAAACCTTTGTTTGCTGAAAAAGTATTTAAAAAAGGTAATAAACTTACTAAAGAAGCATACGATATAGTCAATAGGATTGAAGAGTATCTTAATAATAATATTAAAACTTGGGGGGCTAAAGCTTTAAATTCTAAAGATTGTAGGTTTATATTCAAACGTGAAGCAATTGCTGATGTTGGTATTTTCTTGCAGAAGAAACGTTACGTTTTACATATACTAGATGATGAGGGTATACCTTGTGATAAGTTTAAGTATACTGGGGTTGAAGTAGTTAGAAGTACAATGCCTAAAGCAGTTAAACCATACGTTAAAAAAATTATTGAAATAATGTTATTAACTCAAAATATAGGTGAAACAAATAAACTTATAAATGAAACGTATGAAATTTTTAAGACTTTAACTGTAGAAGATATAGCTTTAGTGTCTGGTATAAAAGGATATGAAAAGTTTGCAGGTCAGTGTGATGGGTTTACTACAACTAAAGGTATGCCTTGCCATGTAAAAGCAGCTTATTTTTATAACATACTTTTAGATAAGTTTAAGCTAAGTAATAAGTACGAAAAGATAAGCTCTGGTGATAAAGTTAGATATTTTTATCTAAATAAACCTAACAAATATAATATAGATGCTATTGGCTACAAATATTATTACCCGGAAGAGTTTAAAAAGTTGTTTGATGCAGATTATGAAAAAATGTTTGAAAACCATATATTTTCAGTAGTAGAAAGATTTTATGAAAACGTAAGTTGGTCTGCGCAACGCCCGGGTAGTTTAGTACAAGCAAATTTATTTGAACTGTTTGCTTGATTTTAATTAAAATACTTATAAAATACTAACATGAGCAATACTTACGTAACAATTATTGATAACACTGGAAGGAACATTCTAGGGGTTCTTTCTAATGAAACAGATACAACGCTTGACATTTTAAACCCTGTAATGATTACCGTACAGCCACAAAATGGTCAATTTCAAGTTCAACTTATTCCGCTATTTTTGGCTGAATTTATTACACAAGATGAAAAGACAAAAAGAAATTTCACTTATACTTATAATAAAGCAAATGTTGCAATTGGTATTAACTTTACAGTAGATACACGCATCACGTCTCAATATGATAAGATTATTGAAAATGCAAATACAGCTAAACCAGCAGCTCCAGCAGCAACTGGTAAACCAGAAGTAATTAAACTATTTGAGGATTAATTTATGCCAACACAACCGCAACAAAAATCATATCTACAAAACGAAAAAGAGTTCAAACGTGGACAAGAAGATGGTATTTCAGGGGTCAAAACTGTAATAACCCGTGTTATTAATGGTACTGACAATGGTCAAAATAGAGTAGCAGATAGAAACCTGGAAAAGATTCGTCGTGTCCTTTTAATGTGGAGAGACCATATTATTGAGTCTAAGGATAAAAATCCAAAAGCTCTTGCCGTTCTCGTTGAGACAAAAAAGATAATGGACATTCCTGTTTAATTAATTGATTTTGTCCATACACCATCTATAATAGGTGTATGGACAAAGACATTAATGAAATTTTAGGAGAGATAGATAAGAGTAACCCATATGCATCATTTTTAAATGACGGGGCTCTATCAACAGTAGAAGGTTATATTGATACCGGATCAATGGTCTTAAATGGCATTGTATCCGGTTCTTTATTTGGAGGTATTCCAAAAGGTAGATTAACAATGCTAGCAGGACCTTCAATGACTGGAAAGTCTTACATTGTACAAAAGATTTTAGCAAATGCACAGAAAGAAGGAATGATTCCTATCATATTTGATAGTGAAAATGCAATTGATAAAGACGGGGCAACTGCATTAGGGCTTGATACTTCAAATGTAAAATATGTACCAACATTTAGTATTGAAGAATGCCGCAATACAATTTTTAATTTCTTAACTAAAGCAAAAGAAAAGAATCAAACTGGTAAGTTTATTATTGCAATTGACTCTTTAGGTAATATGGAGAGTGAATTGCAGTTAGGTAGAATGGAAAAAAGCTCTACAAGTGCAGATATGGGTAGTAGAGCAAAGGCAGTTAAGTCATTATTAAGAACTTGCACTCAATTAGCTGCAATTACCAAAACAACTATCATTGTAACCAATCATATCTTTGATGATCCGTCAGCAATGTTTCCATCTTTAGTAAAAGATATGCCTGGTGGTAGAGCTGCAGTATATTTACCATCAGTCACATTACAATTAGCAAGAAAGCCAATGAAAGAAGATAAAGATTTGGAGGATAAACTTGCAGTTGGTCAAAAGAGTTACTCAGGAGTTGTACTTAGAGCATTGACTGCAAAAAATAGATTCTGTAAACAGTATTTGGAAGGCGAAATGTACCTAAGTTTTGAAAACGGTCTTAACAAATATTACGGATTATTGGAATTGGCAGTAGGTTTTGGTGTTGTAGTTCAGACAGGTAGTACATATCAAATGCCTGACGGTACTAAATTAGGATATTATTCAAAGTGGAAGAGTGATTATAAACTGTGGGATGAGACTATTATACCAGGAATTGAAGAAAAAATAAAAGTTGAATGGAAGTACGGAAGTAATATTGGGAAAAATGATATAATTCCAGATGAAGTTGAAAATGAATAAAAATTATAAAATGGTTATATCTTTTAGTGGGGGAATGGATTCCTCAGTACTGTTAGCAATGGCAGTCGATAAAGGTTATAGAGACATACATTTATTATCGTTTGATTATGGTCAAAGACATAAGCGTGAGCTTAAATGTATTAAGTTGCAAGCAAATAGTATTAAGAAGAGGTACAATAAGGGTATACCAATTAACATTACTACTAAGACCCTTGACGTAAGCTATATTAAATCAATAGCAACTAAGAGTTCTTTAACTAATACTAATATAGATAACCCTAAAATTAAAGAAATGGCAGGAGATGCCCAACCAGTATCATATGTACCGTTTAGAAATACCATGTTTTTATCAATTGCATGTGCATATGCTGAGACAAATGAGTGTGATACAGTGTGGTATGGTGCTGCGCAAGATGATTCTTTAGCTGGTTATTGGGATGGAAGTGAAGAATTCATGCAAT